GCGGTTACACGTCGCTCTCCCGTCAGGCAATTGAGCGCGCTGAGGCTCCGGCCCTAGAGACCACGCTTGACTTCATGGCACGTCAGTACGCCAAGGCTACTGAGACTGCTGTACGTCAGGCATTGGTTGCAGGCACCGGCTACAACGCTGGCGTCTTGGCTTCTGATGACGCAGAGGGCTGGCTTGACCTTGTTGTAGACAGCGTTGACTTGATTGACGCCAACAGCAAGGGTTCGCAGGCTGAATTCGTACTGGTATCCAGCGACGTTTACAAGCGTCTTGCACGCATGGTTGACGGCAACGGTCGTCCGCTGTTCGCAATTGCTGGTCAGTCCGTCAACAGCATCGGTACCGCTAACCCGGTCGGTGGCACCTTGAACATCGCTGGTCTTCCAGTCGTCAAGAACCCGTCGCTTGCTGCTAACACCACCTTCATTGCATCTAGCGATGCAGTCAAGGTCTGGGAGTCCGCAGGCGCTCCGTTCGCTCTGGCTGACGAAGACATTATCCACCTCACCAAGGACTTCTCCTTGTACGGCTACATGGCTGTTGGTATCACCAACCCGCTGTCTGTCGTCAAGGCTGACGTTTCGGTAGAGGGCTGATTTGAATGGCAGTAGCACTAACAGACCTCAAGGAGTACCTAGGCGCTAGCGATGAGCATGACTCAATGCTAGGGGCCTGCCTGTCTGATGCTGCTGTCCTTCTAGATAAGTACGTGGGAGGTGCAGCGGTACCAGAAAACATCATGGACCGCTGCACCCTCATCGTAGCCGCCGACCTATTTGAGCGTAGGAACGCTCCTAACGGAATTGTCAATCAGCAATTCCAGTCGCCCGACGGCGTTGGACAGGCACCGGCACGTATCGCACGTGACCCGCTAGCAGGCGTTTACAGCGTCCTAACAAGGTGGGTTCTGCCTTGGTGACTAATCCAATTACGGACGTGCGTACAGAGGTCGCTGAGGCGCTTACAGCCGCAGGTCTCACGGCTTACGACTACGTAGTAGAAACGTTCACTCCCCCGGCCTGCATCGTTTTGCCGGATAGCCCGTACATCGGAGCGCCGGTAGGGAGTAACCCTTTCCGAAAGCCGTACAGCGTGAACCTACAGGTTCTTGTAATCGGCAGTAAGGGCACAAACAAGAAGACGGCAACACAGATTGACCAGATGCTCACTCAGGCTATTAACGCACTTGATGAGGACTGGGAAGTAAAAGAGGTTCTAGCACCGCAGGAGGTTTCTCTCAAGGGAGTCACCTATCTAGGTTCACTAGTGACCCTATCAATTAATACATCATTTGAAATGGAGGTCATTTAATTATGGCAAAGTACAAGGGTAAGGACTTGAGTCTTACTATCGACGGTGTAGAGGTCGCTCTAGAGGGAACCTCTGCTGTCCTAGAAAACGAAGAGGCGGATACCGACGCAATTACGTTCGCGGAATTGGGTTCCGGTACTCCCCTACAGTGGTTCTTCACGATTAGCGCAGTAGCCGACTACGGCACTGGCTCACTATGGAGCACCCTTTGGGACAACGCTGGTGAGACGGTCGCATTCGTGCTCCGTCCGTATGGCAACGCAAGCGCAAGCGCTGCACAGCCGCACTTCACTGGCACTTGCACCATCAACGCAAAGCCGCCGATTGGCGGTTCCGCCAACGAGGTATTCACCTTTGAGGCACGTCTAGATGTTGAGGGAGAGCCGAACCGCGTAATCGCGTGAGGCTGACCTATGGCTGCGGGCGTATCGGTAGACGGTCTCAAGCAGACCGTAAGGAGTCTTGAGCGATTCGGTGTAGAAGCCGCAGACCTCAGGGCTGCCTTCAAAAGGATTGGAGACATGGTGGCACGCGAAGCCGTGTCCATCACTCCAACCCTTACCGGTCGCCTAGCAGCCAGCATCAGGGCATCAAACACAAAGAACAAGAGCGAAGTAAGAGCCGGTGGCGCAAAGGTCGTCTACGCAGGCGTCCAGCACTACGGCGGTTACAACAACATCGTTGGCTCTCACTTCCTTGAAAAAGCCGTAGAGGCAAAGCAAGGCGACGCGGTACGCCAAATGGAAAGAGACCTGAGCCGCCTAATTTCAGAATTGGGTCTCAAGTAAGCAGGAGGAAAAATGCAGAAGGATATGACGGACCTTAACGGTTTCGAAATGATTGAATTGAAGAAGATTCTAGGTACCAGCGTAGAGAAGGCTGACGGCATCGAGGCCACCTACGCCATTGCGTACATCTTCAAGAAGAGGGAAGACCCGAAGGTCACCCACAATGACGTTCTCGGATTGACCATCAAGGAAGTACAGGAGTACATGGGCCTTGATGAAGAGGACGAAGTAGAAATGCCTTTTGAGGCCGAAGACAGCCCAAAAGAGTAGATGAAGATGAGTGGCGCGGGGTAGCCAATTTCGCTTGTGCCTACCCCGGCCTCTCACTCCAAGAGATTATGAGTCTCACATATTGGCAGAGAGAAATCTTCATTGAAGAGTACAAGCGATTCAACAAATCTTAAGGAGGGACCAGAGGGTCTTAATACACGGTAGTGGCAAATACAATTAGCGTACGCGTCCTTGGTGATATCAAGGACATTAACAGGAAGATGGGAACGGTCACCCAGCAATTGGGTGGCTTTGAGAGAACCAGCAAGAGGGTCGGCAATGTCGTCAAGGGCATGTTTGCCGCATTCGCTGTTGGACAGGTCGTTGGCGGCCTCAAGGACGTAGTAAAGCACGCATCCGACGCTGAGCAGTCGCTAGGCGCTACCAAGACCATCTTTGGTCAGTACGCAGACACCGTTGTCAAGGACTCCAAGAAGGCCGCTATGGCTTTCGGTCTATCCGCTAACGAGTACCGCGAGAACACCAACCTCATCGGCGCAATGCTTTCCAACCAAGGCGTAAGCGCTGACAAATTGGCCGGTAAGACAAAGAAATTGGTAGGCGTAGCAGCCGACCTCTCAGCAACCTACGGTGGCGAGACCAAGGACTCTCTTGCTGCAATCTCCGCTGCATACCGTGGCGAGTATGAGCAGATGGAGCGCTACGGCGTCACCATGAAGCAGAGCACGGTTAACACCGAGGCTGAGACTCTTGCCAAGAAGAAGTACGGCAAGGAATTGAAGAACCTGTCTGAGAAGCAGCAGACGGCTCTAAAGCAGCAGGCTACCGGCAACATCATTGACAAGCAGACCGCCAAGACGCGCGGTGCTTTTGCTAAGGAAACCGACACGCTCGCTCACCAGCAGCAGGTACTTGGTGCGCAATTCGACAACCTCAAGGTCACCTTGGGTACCGCGCTTTTGCCGGTATTCACATCTGTCTTGAAATTCATCAACGACAGGTTCCTACCGGCCACCAAGGCCATTGGTGACTTCATCGCGCCAGTCATTGCACGCTTCAAGGAATTCTTCTCGGCGGGCGGTAGCGGCACCAGTGCTCTACAGCCATTGATTGAATTCTTCAACGGCAAGATGGTCCCTGCCTTCCAAAAGATTGTTGAGGCAGCCTCCGGTATGTGGGAGGCCATCAGACCAATCCTTGAGCAGGTCGCAGCAGCCTTCATGGACAAGTGGGGAGAGATTGGCCCGAAGGTAACGGCCATCTTTGAGAGCATCAAGGGAATCATCATCAGTGTGATGGAATTGATTGCTCAGTACATCACCGTCTACACCACGGTTATCTCCTTCATTTGGAGCAAGTGGGGCGCAACCATTCTTGCGTTTGTCACCACCACCTTTAGCAACGTCGCTTCATTCATCGGCGGCATCCTTGAGGTAATTCGTGGTGTCATCAACACCGTCCTATCCGTCCTCAGAGGCGATTGGGCTGGTGCTTGGGCAGGAATCAAGCAGATTCTCTCTGGCGCATGGACAGCCATCAAGGCACTAGTCAGGCAGTCCGTCAACATCGTCAAGACGGTAATCACCGCAGCATGGATTGCCGTTAAGGCAGTCACATCTGCCATCTGGGCTGGAATCAAGGCTGCTGTATCAGCAGGCATTAGCGGCATGCTCGGCGTGGTTCGCGGTATCAAGGGCAAGATTCTTGGCGCGTTCGCTGGCGCTGCTGGCTGGCTGACCGGCATCGGTCGAAACATCATCGACGGTCTAGCCAACGGTATCGAGGCAGGCCGTCAGTGGGTCATGTCCAAGGTCAGGGCTATCGCTGATGAGATTCCGGGTTGGCTCAAGAAGCGCCTAGGCATCGCATCCCCATCTAGGGTCATGCGTCGTTTGGCTAAGTGGATTCCAGCCGGTATCGCTCTTGGTATTCAGGATGGCTCCAAGGGAGTCAAGAAGGCGATGGACAAGATTAACAAGACCATCGTCAAGGAAGCCAAGAAGGGCAAGATTAACAGCAAGCGCATTAGCGCTGCCTTGAAGAGCACCAAGGATGAGCGTGCAGCACTCATGCGTACCTCTAGGGCTTACGACAAGGTGAGCGCTCGTTTGAAGGACGCTCGCAAGAACCTTGCCGACCTCAAGAAGCAGCGTGACGACTACGCAGCATCGGTCAGAAACAACGCTCTTGAATACGGCTCCGTGATGAATCTCAACACGGCATTCAGCGCAGACGCCATGTTGCAGCAGATGCGCGCTCGCATCGCCAAGGTCAAGGAGTACAGCAACCTCTTGGCTCGCCTCAGGTCGCAGGGTCTCAACAGCACCATGTACGACCAATTGGTACAGGCAGGCGTTGAGGGTGGCCTAGCAACGGCTAACGCTATCGCTGAGGGCGGTCCAGCAGCCATCAAGGAATTCAACAGCCTACAGGCTCAATTGGGTACGGCTGCATCCACCTTGGGTAACACCGCTGCCAACAACATGTACAACGCCGGTATTCAGGCAGCACAGGGCTTGGTGAACGGTCTCAACAAGAAGGCCAAGGCGCTTGAGAAGGCATCTAAGAGGCTCGCCAACGCCATGGTCAAGCAGATTAAGAAGGCGCTTGGCATCAAGTCCCCTTCGCGCGTTTTCAAGCGTCTCGGCGAATACACGGTACAGGGTATGGAGATTGGTCTACAGGACACGTCCGGTATCAAGCAGGGCATGACCAACCTATCAAGGGTAATGACCAATTCCTTTGACCCGGTACTAGCCACCAAGGCAACAGCACAAAACGCCAACACGGGCGGAAATGTAACAGTACAGGTGAACGTCCCACCGACAGCAGATAAGGCTGCCATCGGACGTGAATTGCAGAGCGCACTAGATGCGTATTACAAGAATGGAGGACGCAGGGTAGCGTAATAGAACATGGACAGAAGAATCTATCAGGCAGTATTTCAGAACAGTGCGAGAGGATGGCTGGCCGGTACCGGCACGACGCTGACGGTCAATGCATCAGACATTTCATTCAACGCACCGGCGGGTACGACGCCAAGCGTCTACTACGACCTATCCGGCCTAGAGGTTGGCGCCTCCTACGCATTCAGGGCATGGATTAAGCCTCTCTGGAATGAGGTATGGATGAGCGTTGACGGCATCAGTCGCGGACCTTCCGTGACCGCTGTGGACGGAGAAAACAAGTGGACGCTCATGGAGTACACCTTTGTCGCAACCGCCACCACACACAGACTGAGGTTTAACGCCAACAAGTCCCTGACGCATACCCAGTACCAAGCAATCGGCTACGTATGGTCTACCGAGGTTTACGAAACCAGCGGTGCTCCCAGCAGCATGGACTTCCACGCCGACAAGGTACGTCTTGAGGTGGAGGTTCCGACAACCGGTTTGCAGAACCTTGTTAAGAACCCAGACGCCGAGAAGGGCACGTGGTTCTGGGAATCTCCGGTAGCCAACACGAGCCTGTACGTCAATGAGGTTTGGGCTTCATTCGAATTTAAGACGAACGCAGCACAGGCCGCTTACTGGATTAGTGAGCCGATGGCCGTGTCAGCGGGGCGCTACCTCTCCATGCGCTTTGATGCCGTCATGGCAACGACCAATACCAACGTCAAGGTAAGGTTCCTATTTTACGATTCAGCCAAGGCGCTCATTAGCACAGGCACGCAGTCAGCAGCCTTCGCAGGCGACTTCGCAACCAAGTGGTTCTCAGGTGGTCAGGTACCCGCTAACACGGCTTTCGTCAGGGTTCGCTTTGATATGTACCGTGGCACCGCTAACCCCGGCGCAGGAGACTCCTTCACCTTCCGCAGGGTAATGGTGACCCACGCAGCAACCAACGCCGAATTCGCTGGCTACTCCAAGACCAACAAGGTAACCAACCCATCCTTCGCTACCAACCTCAGTGGATGGGCAAGCGATAACGCCTACTCTGTGGGCTCCCGTATTACGACGGGTGGCGCTCAGGGTGCGACGTACTGCCGTATTGCTCCAACGAACGCCAACACCAAGACGAACATCGTTGCCATTCAGCAGCAGATTGCAAGCGTAACGGGCGGTAAGGACTACACCGTAAGCGGTTACTTCTTGTACCCGTCCGGATTCTCTGCCGTCAGGGCTTTCATGAAGGTCACTTGGATTGATGCCGATGGTAAGCAATTCGCCAACAACACCTACCTAGGCAACATCACCATGGGTAATACGTGGCAGCGCAACAACGCGACCTTCACGGCTCCATCCAACGCTGTAAGGGCAATCCTATCCATTGGTGCAAAGATTGACTCCGGCACCTTCCCAGCAGGTCAGGGCGTGGGCGTAGATGGAATCATGCTTCAAGAGGGAATCACCCTAGAGCCCTACTTTGAGGGCACCATGTTCTACCCGCAGCATCCGTACACGGATGCCGTTGAGTGGAGGAACATTCTTGGACCTACTCAGCAGATTGAGGTCACCCGCAAGGGATTGGACGTAGGCCTTTTGAGCGCTGATATCAAGGACGCGCTATTGGACCCTGCCGACTCTGACACCATCAGGCCGGGCAAGAGGGTACGTCTACGCGCGCTTGTAGGCACTGTCTGGGAGAGCGTATTTGAGGGCGTTCTCACGTCAGCCAAGGTGACCTATGACAAGAAGAAGAACATCAGGTCAAAGATTGAAACGCACATCAACATCACCGCAGCCGACGCCATGGCTACGCTCGCCAACCATGGTGAGTCTCGTGGTGTGGCTCGCATTGTTGACCTGCCACACATCCTTGAGGGCAAGGGTGTGCCATGGAGTGTCAATGGAAGCGGTAACCAGATTTCTACCGCCAACGTCGTCACCTATAACGACAACGCATCGACGGTAGACCAGATTGCGGTAACAAGGGATTCCGCTATGGGATTCGCCTTTGTAGACCGCAACAACGTCCTTGTTGCCATGGACCGTGAATTCTACTACAACGAGACGTGGACCGAAGAGTACATGTTTGCGGACGAGCCTTACCTGAACGCCTACGTATCGTACTCTGATATCGACGTTGACTTTGACCTAGAGCAATGCATCAACAGCGTTGAAATCAAGTGGCTTCGCTACGACATTGGTACCGGTCAGACTGAGGAAGTCTCGTACGGGCCATACATTGACCAAGAGAGCATTGACACGTGGGGCGCACGCTCAGCCACGTTCACCATTCAGGGCGCCACGGAGAGCGCAGCGCTCATTCAGGACTACGCAGACTCCGTACTGAGTGCTAACGCTTTGCCGTACATCAAGGTCAACAGTCTAAAGATGCCGGTGCGCAACCCGAAGGAATTGGAAGTAGCAGCGACGTATGACCTCTACGATTCTCCATACGTCTCCTACGGAGAGAAGGTAAACGACTTCTTTACCATCACCGAAATCAAGCACGTTATCACGCCTGAGAAGTGGACGGTGGAGTACGGCTTTGGCGATATTAATTCTGTTGCCGTTCCGACCTTTGTACCGTCGCCGCCGTTCGTGGGTATCACTCCCCCGGAAGACACCGGATGGGTGACGCCTAGCCTGTCCTCTGGCTGGACCAACGCCGTGTCTTCTGGTTGGGACGTACCGGGTTACCGTCGCATTGGTGATGAGGTGTATCTACGTGGCGCTGTGGTAGGCGGAACCATCAGCACAGCACCATTCTTCCTGCCGACGCATTGCAGGCCGTCACGTAACCGCTCCTTCATCGTAAGCAGCAGCCACAGCAGCGGCACGAGCCGTCTTCAAATCAGAGCATCAGATGGTGCAGTCTATCTAGACCAAAGGCCGGTAGGCGGAAGCGGACAGTCATTCTTCATCGACTGCGCTTTCGCTATCGACTGAGGGGGGTGAACGTATGCCATATCACGTAATCACAGCCCGCACCCAGCCAGAGCGCACCATCATCTTTGTAGTGTCCTTGATGACGCTCTCCTTCCAAGTGCTCTCAGCAGCCCTCAATTGGCCCCTAGGGCTTTTTAGCCTGCTGACGGTGGCTCCGGTAGCCATCTACGGCGTTTGGGCCTCTAAGAAAAACCTCATGCGGCACATGGCACGCTCATCCTTCTGGCTGGGCATGCTTTGGGTCTGGACGGGCCTCACAAGGCTCATCACAGTAGAAGGAATCGGTCAATTGCTCTGGACGCCGTTCTTTGTTGTGGGAGCCATCATGGGCGTTGTCTACCTATACACCTCATACCAGCGCAAGGTAGATGAGGTTGTCAGGAATGGTGACCTTGATTGAGGTACTTTCGCAGCCCGCAGTCGTAGCCGCCATCGTCACCATCATCGGAGGTATCTTGATGAAGGTTGCAGAGAAATGGCTAACCAAGAACGTAGAACGTCGCACAGACCGCAAGGACTACCGCGACGAAATCAAGGAATTGCACGAGCGCATCGACGTCCTTGAAGCAGAGATTGACCAATGGCGAATCCGCTACTACCAAGAACAAGAGACGGTGGCAGGGTTGAGGGTAGCCCTCATCAACGCTGGCATCACTCCCCCGCCAGTCTCACAATGACTTGCATCCTCCTGCAAGAGCAAAGCCCCGGTAGAGATACCGGGGCTTTGTGCATGGTCTGAGGGTCAGGACTGTGCAGCCTTGTACTCGTCGTAGATTTCCTGATTGAGCACACGCGTCTGCTCGCTGATGGGCTTGCCAGCCTTGCTCTTGACCTTGTTGGCGATGGCCCACGCACGAACCTCGTTGAAGTCGTAGCCGTAGGTGTCGATGGGCTTGCGTCCGCTGCCCGTACGGCGTCCCTTGGAGGTCGCGCCTGTGGTGGTGGAGACCAAGGGCTCTTCGCCCTTGAGGAACGCTACAAAGCGCTTCTTGGAGGCATCGCCCAAGTAGAGGCTGTAGTCGGTGCCGTCAACAGTAACCTCTGTGGGCTTCACGTCAGAATCAATCTGCTCGCCGGTGAGGTCGTCAATCACAATTTGCTGAATTCCCATGTCTGCATCGTAGCCATTAAGGGTTGGGCATTTGCAAGTACGTCTAAAAATAGAGTCTCAGGATGTGAGAAGAGGCGCTGGGCAAAACCGTCTTTTTCTTTGGAATGGCAGGGAAATCCGATAGTGTATATCTTGTAAGAGGGACCAACAAATACAAGGAGAATCACCATGAAGAACATCGCCATTGACCACAAGACGCAGACCATCACCGTTCGCTTCAAGAACATGGAGCAGATTCACTTCAAGGATGCGGTGCTTGAGGGGATGCGCGACGGCCACTACATCTTCTCGGAGATGACCAACAGCACCGTTCTGGAAAGCGGGGCCACGGCTTCGGCTTGGAAGTCGCACATCGTCAAGGCCGACAAGGTCATTGAAATCCTCTTTGGTGAGGACTGGGATGCCGCCAGTGCAGACCTCGCAGCCACCCTTGAGGATGCTCTGGTCTGACACACGCCACACAAAAGCCCCGGAACAGCAATGGTTTCGGGGCTTTGTGCTTTCTGGTGGTTTCGTTGAGACTGGCTGCACGAGTCATGCTGTACGCTGTCTGCAAGCCCTCTGTGACAGGACGGGATGCACAAAACAGTAATGTGCATTATCGGACAAGCGTGCGGTCCTGTCACAGGTCTCTCCATGGAGGTCTCAGGACATGCACCGGTACACACATCGCTCTTGGTGGAGCGTTGAGGATGCTGCACGCGTTCTCAGGGTCAACAGGAAGACGCTGTACGACGCTTGCAGGGATGATGACTTCCCTCATATGCGTGTTGGTCCCTACATCAAGATTCCCTGTGAGGCTCTTCTGATGCGCTTGCATCCCTCCGTCAAGGAACGCACCTACAACATGCCTGAGGACGTATACCAATTGGAATTGCCAATTGATGCTAAGTACCTTGTGCCGGTACGGGTTTTCCGTAATACAAGGGAAGTCATTACCGCGTGGCACTATGAACGGGAGCGCTACCGGGTCTCCTGACTTGTATCAAGTGTGCAACAAACGTGGTACAATAGTCTAGGAGGAAGAACATGACCAGAGACGCATATGTCAGCGCTAGGCTGACCAGAGAAGAGTGGGACGCTTTTGACGTTCTCGCAAAGGGTGAAGGTGTATCGAAGAGCAATTTGCTCCGCCAATTCATCCGTGAAGCGCTGACCTATACCGAAACAACGGAGTGGGTCTAGCGTCATTTGACAGCCTTTCAATAGTGTGCTACAATAGATAGGTAAGCACGACCACTACGAAAGGCTTTCACACCAAGGTTTTCTACATCACTCATAATGTAGGTTCACAACCCCGGTAAGACAGAGTAGTGGCTGTCTTACCGGGGTTCTTTTTTGTTCCCCCATGTAGCGGGCCAGCGCATGACACAAAGACTGGCGTGGTGGATAACCGGGATTGACGTAATGACCTTGCCCTAAGTCCTTTTCAGGATGAGCGACCCCTAGGCTATAAGACTGGATAAGTCTTTCTAAGGGTGGCCCATGTAAAGAACAGGTTATCAAGAAGATAGAAGAACAACATAGGGGACTTCGCCCCTAAGAACCCCAACAGCCTCCCAAGGTCGGCTGTTTTGAATCAAAGAGTATCTAATCAAGGAGATGTAAGAGAGTAACCCTCTCCCCTATCTCTCCTTGAATTACAGCGGCGAAGCCGCCCGGCGCGAACGCGCCGGTATGAAAGAGGGTAATCAAATGAAGTACAAGGATAAGAAATTGGGTAGGTACAGAGTAGGTGTTCTAGAGGGCACTACGAAGCCCAAGAGCATGATTGCTAAGTACCCCGGTTGGTGTGACTCCTGCTTTGAGTACATCAAGGTAGGTCAGAAGATTATGTGGGCCGGTAAGGGTCAGACCTATCACTCCACTTGCTACATGAAGGGAGGTACGAAGAATTGACAGACAGCCAATTCAACAGAGTATGCGTAGACTGTAAGGAAGAGAAGTCTTGGAGGAAGATGATTAGCCGCCAAGAGGCAACACGCAGGAAGGACACGTTGAATCAATCAATTTGTCACGACTGCTGGCGTATTCGCTTGAGCAAGGAGTACAGCCTTGTTCCA